ATGCAACTGACATTAGTTCGTCATGGGGAAGCTGCTCCGCCAGTAAATGGTAATGATATTAAACGTCCTCTGACTGCGCGTGGACATGCACAGGCCGAGCAAACGGCAACGTTTTTAAAAGATATTGTAAAACCAGATATTTTTGTTGTTAGTCCTTTGCTGCGTGCTCAGGAAACGTTGGCGCATATCCAGACCTATTTTAAAGATGTGCCAGTGTTGTTATGCGACAAAATTAAGCCTGACGATGATGCAAAAGAAGCGATTGAATGGCTATCTCAAATTCCTTATGAGTCGATTGTGGTTGTTTGCCATATGAATGTGGTAGGGCATATTGCAGAGTTACTTACTCATGAAAATTTCAATCCATTTGCACTTGCTGAAGCTAGAATTTATGATCAAGCTGTTATTGCAAATGCTTTATCAACACAAAAAAATAGTTTTATACCCACAATATAATTAAAAAGGTTATTTAGCCCACATGCTGTACATATTGTTGATAAAGTTGAGATTAAAATTATTCTCATAATTTGCGACTTGTTAAATATCAATAGTTTATATTGTTTTTGTGGGTTAGATTAACCTGTTTTAGTCCCCTATATTTGCACCATATAGTGATTATTTTGACTATTTTTTTTATAAAATGAGTAAAATAAAAAGTAATCTGCACCAAATCTGCACCAAGAATGAAATTACCTAAACCTATTAAGCGTGGGCAAACGTACCGTATTACTGTGACCTACGAAAACAAAAGATATTCATGCACCAGAGACACAGAAAAAGAATGTGAACAATGGGCAGCAATGAAGTTGCTTGAGTTGAAATCTGGAAAAGTTCAAGAAGAAAAGGGGATAAAGACACCTTATCCTTTTAAGATGCTTTGCGAAAAATACTATGCAGAAAAGGGAATTAAATTAAGATCAAAGCATGTCATTAGAAATAAGCTGGACAATCTGGAACGTATTGTTGGTGAATTGGCATCTAAATCAATATATGACTTCAAGCCGAGCGATATAGCTAGGTGGCGAAATAAAAGGGTACTTGAAGTAAAAAATGGAACCGTCTTATATGAGTTCTCTATTTTTTCCTCAATATTTACCTATGCTCAAAAAGAATTATTTTTAATTGAATCTAATGTTTGGCAAAACGTAATTAAACCTGAAAAGGGAAAGAGCCGAAGCCAGCGTATTACTTTTGACGATCAAGAAAAAATTCTACAGCAAGCCAAGTGGGATAAAAATAACCCTCCAAGATTCGTAAAGCATTATGTCTGCTGGGCAATGCTCTTTGCACTTGAAACAGCAATGAGACAAGGCGAAATTCTTGGTATGCGGAGAGAGGACATTAAAGATGGATTTGTCCACCTTCCTATGACGAAGAATGGAGAGTCTAGGAATGTGCCATTGTCTAAAGAAGCTAAAAGACTTCTATCAATTCTGCCTTCAAACACTGATATTTTACTGCCGGTTAAAGCTGAGACTTTTAAACGGACATGGATAAAAATTCGTGATGCTGCTGATTTAAAGCACATTAACTTTCATGACACACGACATGAAGCAATTACAAGAATGGTCCGAGAAAGAAAACTACCAGTTGAAGTACTAGCAAAAATAACAGGGCATAAGACTATTGGTATTTTAATTAACACGTACTACAACCCAAATGCTCAGGACCTTGTAGAAATGTTTAATAGTAGTGAGAGCTAGTTAGCTCTCTTTCTACCACGTTTGTTTGCATCTTTTTTTGTTAGTATTTGTCGTGCTCGCTCAGGATCGTACATGTGTTTCCCGCCTGTACCTTGGTTAATTGAGACAAGCCTTTCTCGAATGGTAGTAACACTTAAGTTATATACCTTCGCCAATTCAGCAGCACTTACTAACTCTTGTTTAACCTGCTCAAGCTTGGTGACAATAGCGCCACCAAGATTTTGACCAAGTAAAATCTGAGGAGGGGTATCACCCTCCAAAGTGATTGAAAACTGCATAACTCCCATTCGAGTTAGTACCTCGTATCTTTCTGAGTTGCTCTACGACTTGCTTGATCTCTTCTTCGGTACGCCATGCTCCGAATTGCATCCAACACGCATCAGCTTTTTTAGATTCAAAATAATTAAAGCCATACCCATTATCATTGTCTAAATGAATGAAATAATATTTCTCACCCACCTTATTCGGCTCAAAAGGCTTCGGCAGCTCAAGTTCAAGCTTGATGGTTTGAGGTTTGAGGCGGAAATCAACACGAACATTATCAAAAATATCAAGATTGTATTTGCTCTCATCTAAGTCATACCAGTTGACACAATTTACATTCTTGATTTGAATATCAACTCCATTAGCCCACGCAAGCTTTGCCTCAGCACCGCTAATCAAGGCTGGGGCTTGGGGTTGGTTGATTGGCTTAATGTCATGAGCTTCAACACATGCATCACTTTCTGTATCCCAACACAACTTACGATATTGCCAAGCGTAATAAGTGCCATCACTAGCCAAATACCAAGCTTCACGTTTCTTATCGATACAGTTGGCATCCTTCACATCATTACGCTTCAACACAACAAGGTCGCGGAGTTGGGGGATGGTGAGTTCTTTTCTTTCTCTGCTAACGCTCAAGGAATCAAGAACGTAGTCTGAAAAACCACCTTCCCATGTTGCCAAGTAGCAAGGAAATTCATCACATGTAAATCCTGTTTTCTCAAATCCAAGCTTTACAAACAACTCCTGAGCCTCTTTGCTCTCAGCTTCATCATTAACTTTGATTTTGTAGTTATCCATGAGAGGGCTCCTCTCGAACTTCAAGTCGATATGTTTTTCCATTAAAGTCAAACTGCAAGCAAACCTCTTCTTTTAGAAGGTGCAGTGCTACAGCGCTGACTGCGGTATCTGTCACATCTTCCTTCTCACCAATGAACATTTGGTTTGTAGGACTGACACGACCTGCGTAAATACGACCAGTCAGCATTGACGACATAACTTTGATAGGGTTCTTGCTCATCACTTCACCCCCTCAACCTGAACTAAAACATGCTCTTGATGCTTTTGGGTTTGATCTGCATCTGCTTTAAAGAAGGCAAAGGCACTGAAAGCTAGAATCACAAATACGCTTGCCATTACCAAGCCAGAGTTAGAGTGTCTAATGGTCTGCTTGCGGTTCTGATTCTTGATCAGCTTTGCTATTAATGCTTTTTCTGTCATACTTATCTCACTCGTTGAGTAAAAGTCCCTCTCCGTCGAAAGCTAGGGGCTTTTTTGTTGGTTGGTGAGATATAATTTAGTATTTACTAAATATTTAGTCAAGGACTTTAGTGAATTTATTTAGTGAAAAATTTCGTATACACTAAAAATAAGAAAACCCACACGGGGTGGGTTAGATGGAGTTTATTATGAATCAAGAACAAGTATTCCAGCTTATCCTGGCTTTAATTCAACAAGGTTGCACAGATCCTGATGAAATAGTTAGCACTATCAAAACTATTTCAGAAAAAGTATTCTAGTTTTCCTGAGGAACGTGCTCATTTCCTCTAGCAACGCTATGGCATTGTGAATAAAGTTTTAACCAGTAATCTCTAGACTTCTGTTCGTCGGCTACATTTTTATTTTGAGCCATAGTAAAACCAACTTCCTTATTGGCGATTAATACCATCAATTCATAAGCAACACGAGCTTCAGAGTTATTTTTTAATTCCAATGGTCCATTTAAAACTACTTTATCTGTCATTACATTTCTCCACCCGATCTGTTGTAAAGACTGTGTCGGGTTCACAGTTTAAATTTCTTGCTGCCCTGAAAACTCAATTCTTGAAAGAAAGCCAATGGGTAAAGCTATTTGCTCTCCTGTGATGGTTTCAAAATGAACCCAAATTGCTGATGCTTCATTCTCAAAATTAATACTAGTTAGTTTTACCAGATTATAGGGTTTTTCTTTGCCAGACATGATTATGTTAAAGCGACAATTTTCCTCACGAACATAGGAGATGAGCATTTGGTGTATTGCCGTCTGCTCAGAGCTTGTTAAGCCTCTATATTCGTGTAGTTCCGGTGGCTTGTATTTTTTGCTCATGGTATTTGCTATTAATTATCAGTTTATGTATTTTTAAAAATAAGGGTGAGGGGGAGTTCGAACCTCCCCCTCGGTGCTTACCAAGTGAAGAATTTGAATATCGATAAAAAGTCGATTTTTATCTTTAATCTAAATCCATTCTTAGTTCGCAGTTCCAGTAAAAACATGGCATAAACCTTGTAATTGCTGGTAGGCACCTACCAATATAATTGGTAACTTATATAGCGCTATGCCTAGCGCTTGCCCTGAAAGTGTGCGCACACCGTAGGGGCGTCAGCTCACTATTGACACTGGACCTTGTCCTGCTCCCTGAGCAACGTATCTTTAGATCACCTTTAGCAGCTTCCTAGGCTGCAATTCGGGATTAGGTGTCCCGAATCCTTTAATGAGTTATTTCCCTATTGTGTCTCACCACAACCCCAATAATTGATATTTCAATTTGTGTTGAGTTGTAGGTTGGGTAATCAGGGTTTAGTGGTACTAGTTCAACAACATCAACTCCAAATTCATTAATACCAATCACTCTGTACTTTTTGAAAGTTGTTCTTGCTATTCCATGTTGGACTTCTTGAGCAATTACAAGCGATCCAGGTTTAGGTTCAAGAGATGCATCAACAACAATTTCATCGCCAGCCTTAAATTCTGGTGACATGCTATTTCCTTCAACTTTAAGAGAGAAAACGCACTCTGGCTTATATCCTTGATATGTTGTGTAGCTTTCTCCAATAGGGTTTATTCCATCATAGCCAACATCATGGAATAGACCTGCTTGGACATAATCTAATAGGGGAATTGTTCGAAGGTTATTCTTGGTTGGTCCAACATTACTTTCAGACACAATAGGGCTTTGATCTTCTTGGTTTTCAAGATCTAAATAACCATTAGGCCAGCCTACTTTTTTCTCTAAGTTCCTAGCAGCTCTCTCGCCAAAACTACCGTGACCATTAATCATTTGTGAAATATGGCTCGTACTTAAGTCGTAATGTTCGCAAAAAGCTGCATCACTCTTAAATTTCCCAGATTCGATTAAAGCATCAATAGCTTTTCGCAGATTTCTGCGTCTTCTTGCAACAGTATCCATAAGCTCTATTTCATATAGTTTTTAGTAAAAAGTAAATTCGTATTCGCTAAATATCTGTTGACTTGTTTAGTGTTTAAAATTAGTATTTACTAAATAAATCACTAAAGGAGATAACTATGTCTTCTTCAAACACAGAACAGCTTAAAGCTTACTTATCGAAGATGACTATTGAAGAACGAAAAGCCTTTGCAAAAGCATGCCTAACGACTTTAGGTAATCTTCAACAAATTATTTATGTCAACAAAAAATGTGGTGCTGCATTAGCTATTCGAATTGATAAAGAAAGTGAAGGAAAAGTTCCTTGTGATGAACTTTGTCCTGATGTCGATTTCGATTATGTCCGCAGCCAAGCATTAACCGCTTAGGAACTAAACCATGAGCAAAGTATCAACCGAATTGAGTGCAAGGGCTAGAAATGAAGTTTCTAGAGTTTTGCAAGCCCTTGCATCAAGCAATCAAAGTCAGGTTGCTGAACAGTTGGGGATTGATCCAAGCACATTATCACGAATGAAAAATGATAGAAAATCCAATGGCTTGACTGAGCTTGAGAACTGTTTAGTGCTATTGGATGTTCTTGGATTCAAAACTGTACTCAAGAAATATCGAATGATTAGTGAAGAAAAGCTGAATGCGCTTTTTGTGATGTCAAAAGCGTGGATGGAAAGCAAGCAAACCATTGACGATCTTTTTCAAGATGACATTGAAGATTTCGGAATGTGTTTTGAGCTTGGTTACAAAGAAAAAGCCTGATTTCGTCGATCAGGCTTAGTGTTCAAACAAGGTGGGTTAAATGAACTATTCAATATTAGCAGACATTGAACTAAATCGGAAGATTAGTTTGTTTCAAAAAGCGGTTGAGGCTTATGTGCTTAATCGAACTCTCGAAAACTCTATGGCATTGGCTAAAGCAAAAGCTGACTTAGCTGCATTTGTATTGAGAGGTGTTTGATGGGTGCATTGAAGCAGGCTGAAATTATTCCAATTTCAAAAGGTAGGGACAAGATGACAGACAAGTTCGAAAAGGGGCATCACACAGAGTCAGCATAAACCAGACTGACCAATCATTTAATGAAGCCGAGAAAGACAAAGGCGGTGGCTCAACCATTAGCAAAGGCACAAGCGCTTTATCTCGTCTAGTTCCTTATTCGGTTGTATACATCCAAACAAATGCGCCTTATGCAACTGCTATTGAGTTTGGTCAATATCCAAATCCAGTCAAAAAGGGTTCCTACGACAAAAAGGCCAAAAAATACGTGATTAAAAGCGTGGGAGGTTTTTCGCAGCAAGCCCCTCACGGTGTTTATTCCACAACCTTTAACTATATTGCTCAGAAATACGGTGGTTAAAATGGCAATGACTTTAGATCAAGCACGACAAGCCATTATCACTAGAGCAATGGCCTTTACTGGAATTGAGCAGACCAGAATTAAATATCCTAATAAAGACTTTACTGTGCCGGTTGATGGACTATGGTGTGACATTAATGTGTTATGGGGTGGTTCGATCATTGCTGCAATTGGTGATACCCCATGCACAAGAAGAACAGGGATTATCTCAATCAACTGCATGGCCCGTCTGAACACACATGAAGTCGCAATAACAAAACTTGCAGATGCTTGGTTAGCTCATTTCGAATATTACACAACTGGCCAACTAGAGATGCTCCAAGGTCAAGTACAAAACCTTGGAAATAATGGCGACTTCATTCAATACAACATTTCAATAAATTACCGCGTCAATTAACGAATTTAACTTTTAAACGAACCTGTCCTTAGCGGCAGGTTTTTTTATGCCTGAAATTCAGGCGAACACTGGCTAGGCTGATCCCCGAAAAGCACGCTTTTCATGTTCAGTGTGCCTGCCAGTTCTTTTCTTTGAACATGAGTAAGTAAGAGGAAATCTTATGAACATGATGACAACACTGAATTTACGAGCTTTGGTTACCAATGATAATGGCGAGCCAAAAACAACAAGTTATGCAGTAGCAGAGGCCTTTAATAAGAGCCACAGCCATGTAATGCGAGATATTAAGAAAATCATTAAGCAATGTGGTGAAGAATTTGCTAAATCCAATTTTGGATTAACCTTTGAAAACAAGAAGATAGGAAACACAGAACGCAAAACTCCTTTCTTTAGAATTTCAAAAGACGGGTTCATGTTGCTTGTTATGGGTTTTACTGGCGAAAAGGCCATGAAAACTAAAATCGAATTTATTAATGCCTTTAACTGGATGGCTAATCAACTTAGCCAAGTCTTTCAATCTAAATGGGCTAGATACAACTCTGTAAGTCATGAATATCAATCCAAAAAAGACCACATTAGTTGCTCAGCACGTGATATGCGAGCTTGGCGTGATGAAAAGCCAGTTTTAGAAAAAGAGTTATCTCAACTTGAGATGGAACTCCAACCATCACTTCTTCAATCAATGGGTAGCATTTGAAATGTGACCCCCTAATCAAAACTACGCCCTCAATTCGAGGGCTTTTTAATGCCCGAAAATTAAGGAGAAAGCCATGTCGAGTGGTGCAAAGATCCGTCTTTACTATGCTGAAGAGCAAACCCCCGAAGTATTACCAACTACACCAGTTTGGAAAACCGTACGCCGAGTTACTGATGGCTTAACTGAAAACGTCACCACTGAATCATCAAACAGTGTGGTCGATTCGCGATTCCGTCAAGGTGGCATGGCTACCGAAGCAGAAATCACAGGTTCTTTAGAAGTTGAATTATCTATTGGCTTGTTTGATGACTTCTGGTCAGCAGTTGCAATGAATAACTGGGCCAGTGATGTTCTTAACTTTGGCGGTAATGTGCGAAAGACATTTACCTTCGTCAAAGTATTTGAAGATATTAACCAGGTATTTATTTACCGCGGTGTACGTATAAATGAAGCTACGATGTCTATTGCTACTACTGGCAAAATCACAGCTACATTTGGCTTGATGGGTACTCTGTTTGAGCGTACAACTACAAACCCTGTGACTTCGCCTTTACCGGTTCCTGAACTAGTCCTTGTTTCAGCGCTTAACGTCGGTGATCTTAAAGTTGGCCATATCTTTGGCCGTACTCAATTACAAAACTGGTCAGTTAAAAGAAGCTGAACAAAAGTGTCAATCGCAGATCCAAGAGATTGAGCGCAAGAATTTGAAAGCTCTTGCAGAAAAGCAAAATCAGATCAATAAAGTGAGCGCAGACTATGAGCAAGTCAAAGCAGAGCAAAACACCAAAGTCGAATATATTGAGCGTGAAGTGCAAAAGATCGTTGAGCGTCCTGTTTATAAGTCTAGCTGTGTTGACGATGCTGGGATGCAGCAACTCAATGAACTCATTAAAGCCGGCAATACCAGCTAATCTTATTCAACCATGCCCAAATCTAAATGAATTAGCAGGAATAACGGGAAAAGATTTAATGATCTGGCCAGTTGATACAGTTGCTAAATATAATGATTGCAAAGCAAGACACGGTGCGCTTGTGAAGGCTCTTGAGTAAGAGCCTTTATTAATGTGCAATTATTTGCTCAATAATCTGGATAATTGCACATTTTGAGCAAAATTATTCTCAATTTCTTTTACTCTTTCCACCATAAATAGCTCATCCAGATCAAACTCTTTAGCTAACTTCATATTTTTAAAATAAGACAATGCACAGTCTTCCGCTAAACCAAGATCAAGACTTCCATTCATATCGCGTATACAAATATTGAAGTCTATAGCATCTTTAATTACTAAAAGATCAGCAAATATGTCGTTTGGATATTCTGCTGACAATCGAGCATATTCTTTCTTATATGCTGAAAGCAGCTTCATAATTTCATCATCTGACATAGCATACAGATATGCAGAAAATTCATCTTGAATATAAGCCTTACCTTTACGTTTCATTTCTTCAATAATAATCAAGTGACGCTGTTCTTTAATTTCAAGCAAAGCCCCTTGCAATCCCATCAAACGCGATTCAATTATCTTTTGAATATCTCCCCAAACCCCAACTGGAATAGGCTTCTTTCCAGTCATCCAGTCAGTTATTGTTGGTCGAGCGACTGGCAATGCATCGGCCAAAGATGCTTTCCATGCATTACCAAATGCAGCAATTCCTAGCTTTTCAAGCAATTCAATCTGATTGATCATAACTAAACCTATAATATGTTGCCTGCTCGTAAGCAGGCATAAAAATTATTCTGCATTGAGTTCTTTAACTTTATTTTGAATATCTATGCTTGAAAGCATCCACTCATAGAACTGAGCTTCTTCTTTATCTGAAAGATCAAGACCATAATCATTTTCACGATCAATTACTGCATAGTAAGTTCCAAAATCAGCATCTAAGCGATTTGTTTCGCGTTCGAATTGAACTTGAACAATACGACCATCTTTTAACTCAACAACAAAACCGTTTAAATCATCGTTATATTCAACTTCTGAAACTTCAATTGTTTCTTTTTTTGGCAAGTGTGCTTTAACGAATTCAATGATTTCAGCTTCATTTCCTGATTTGAAAACTTGTTTTCCATTAATAGCAACAACAGCTTCTTCGCCTGACCAGTGAAGGCTTACTGAAATATCGCCATTTGATAAGCCATTTAAGCCAGCTTCTTTTGTGAAGCCTAAAGTTTCTAAGTTAGTCATTAATGTTTTCATTTTTAAAGCCCTTTGCTTTTTGACTGATGACCAGTTCATCTGTCTATGAGTTGATAATGGACTAATTATAATTAGTCGTCAATATCTATTTTGCATTATTTTTAATCTTTTTTATAATTTCATGAAAATGGAGATAGCAATGCAAGTCATGATCATGGTTTCGGAAGCGGGCAGGATGGAGAATACTTGCAATCTACCCGCTGATTTAGATAAGAATGGGATTGTTCTTAAAATCTATGACTACTCATTAAAAGAGTTGCCGATTAATTTAGATGGCACCGTGACTTACAACGGTAAAAGATGGACCTTTGATAAGAAGCAAAGTTTTTGA